AGTGAATTGAGGATAGATTTTAGCAATGGAAGCAGATTTCGCCTCTATGGTGCAGATAATTATAATGCTATGCGTGGCCTTTATTATGATGCAGTAGTCTGTGATGAACATAGTAACTTTCCATTGTCAGCTTGGACAACAGTAATAAGACCTTCACTAGCTGATAGAAAAGGTAGTGCTACATTTATATCAACACCTAAAGGCCGTAACGAATTTTGGGAACTTTATGAATATGCCAAGAGTAATGACGATTGGTGGTCAGGTATGTTCAAAGCATCACAAACAAACATATTAGATCCTGAAGAATTAAAAGAAGCTAAACTTACAATGGGTGAGGATAGATATGAACAAGAGTTTGAATGTTCGTTTGAAGCAGCTATCGTAGGTGCATATTATGCAATGGAAATGAAAACGGCTTTGGAGGAGAACAGAATAACTACTGTTCCTTATGATCCTAGTGTTGGTGTTGTTACGGCTTGGGATTTAGGTATAGGTGACAGTACATCCATCTGGTTTGCGCAATATGTAGGTCAAGAGATCAGGGTGATAGACTATTATGAAAATTCTGGTGTGGGGCTAGATCATTATGCAAAAGAACTAAATAGCAAAAATTATCACTACATGGATCATATCTTGCCCCACGATGTTCAAGTTAAAGAGCTTGGCACAGGAAAGTCAAGATTAGAAACGCTACATAATTTAGGCATACAAGATGTAACAATAGCTCCTAAGTTAGCAATAGAGGATGGCATTCAGGCAGCAAGATCAATGCTTAATCGTTGTTGGTTTGATGAAGAAAAGTGCAATAGAGGTATAGAAGCACTTAGACAATATCGTAGAGAATTTGACGAAAAAAACAAATCTTGGCGTGGCAGACCATTGCATGATTGGACATCTCATGGTGCAGATGCTTGGCGTTATTTAGCGGTGGGTAAACAAACAGAAACAAATTGGGGTGAACCCATAAGAAGAAATTTGCGTGGCATAGCATAATGTGTTAGGTTGCATTTAAATATAGGAGATGCGCATGGCTAAACGTGGATTATATGCTAATATTCAAGCAAAACGTAAACGTATTAAAAGGCAAAAGGCTGCTGGTAAAAAACCAGAAACAATGAGAAAACCAGGAACGAAAGGCGCTCCAACAGCTAAAGCATTTAAAGAAGCTGCTAAAACAGCTAAAAAACCTAAAAAGAAAAGTAAAAAGTAATGGGTAAAGGTGTTGCTCATTACTTCAAAGATGGCACAAAGCATACAGGAGGTATGCACAAAATGCCAAATGGAGAAGTTCATTCTGGTAAATCACATGGAAAAACCAGTAAACGCTTGTATCATTTTAGTGATTTAAGTGCTACAGCAAAAAAAAAGGCAAGAAGGAGAAAGTAATGTACGGTAAGAAAAAAGGCGGCAAAAAGGGCGGCAAAAAGAAATAAATGGTTGACGTTTCTTTGCGGCCTAAAAAAAGACCTGACGATTTAAAAAAAGGTAGGAATGTCTCGCCTATTATGGGTAGGGCTGATCCACAAGATCGTATAGGAGTGTCTGGGCCTAAAGGTGGTGGCGAAGGTGCAACAGCACGAGTAAAACCAGGAAGTAAAGTCTTCAACCAATACAATAACGATAGTAGCTATGGGTACTACACTGAAGAAGGGTACTATGTTCCAGCCGATGTAGATATTCGAGATGGTGGTGGTATGAACGCCTCTGGCACATTTTATAAGGGTGGTGGTTTGTTGTCAGCTTTAGGTAATGTTTTTAAAGTCACACCATATGGGCAAGAAAACACACCTAGAGAACAAATAGGTTACAGAGATTTTACAGACATAACAGATCGAGGTGGTCCACAAGCAAGCGGTGGGCGATACCAAGGTGGTGGAATAATTAGTGTGATCGGTAATCTTTTAGATGATTTGGGCGGTGTAGATCAAGGCACAAGAACTCCATATGTTTACGAAACACCTGACCAAATGCCCATGAAAACTGTGGCAAGTAACTATGTAAACACAAACACGCAATCAGATTATCCAGATATGAGTATGCCTGCTAACCAAGCTTATATGCCTGTAAAGGGTTTAATAAATACATTAAACACACCAGAGGTTACAACAAGCGTTTTGCCAGATATACCAACAACCGATAATATTTATACTAAAGATAGTATGAGTTTTTTAGAATTTAGACGAGAAGCACTTAAAATAAGGCCCAATTTAACAAACGATCAAATATTAGAAGCTTACGAAAATTATCTTCTTAGGCCGTAGATGAGTGAAAAGAAAAAAGATAGCCGCCTCAAACGTGCTGGTGTTAGTGGTTACAACAAACCGAAAAGAACGCCAAATCACCCAACTAAATCACATGTGGTCGTTGCCAAAGAAGGCAGTAAAGTCAAAACTATTCGCTTTGGTCAGCAAGGCAAAACAGGTGATAAAAAAATGACTAAACGAGCTAAGTCATTCAAAGCACGTCACGCAAAGAATATAGCTAAAGGCAAGATGTCAGCAGCATATTGGGCTAATAAGGTGAAGTGGTAATGGCCTCCATTTTTGACTACATAACAAGAGATAGGAATACCAGAGGTTTCTCAGAAACTAAAGGTGGTCAAGTGTTTAATGATGCAATGCAAGAGCTTGTAGACATTATGCAACCACCTGACGTTGACAGATCAACAATAAATAAAAATGCCATAATGCAAGATTTGTTGTATTTAAGTCCACTTGGTCAAGGTTTAAGGGCTTTGCAAGGATTAGCGCCAGGCTACGAAGCTACAGTTGGTGGTGCATCAGGTATTTTGTCTAATGAATTAGAAAAATTAGGCATGAGCGAAAGTTTAAGCGATAGATTTAATAGAGATTTATTAGCATTGGGTCTAGAAGCACCAGTGGATATGTTTTTAGCTCCATATGTAGGAGTTGCGCAAAAAGCAGGAGAATTTTCTGGTATGGCAAAAAGGGCTAGACCATACCTTCTCGGAGAAACATTAGAAACAAATCCAGATATTAACATGGTGGGTAAGCCAGGAAAACCATCCGCAGTTCGTATAGATGACGAAAGGTTTTCATCTAGGGAAATAGCTGAAATAAAAAATGTTGAAGAAAAATATTTGAAAGATCAAGGTATAGATGTACCAGATTATTTTAGTTATCCTGATCAAGATAAAAAAAGAGCGCAACTTATAGCGGCTGCATATGAAAAAATGCAAAACAATCCTAATGATCCTGAAGTTAAAAAAGCTTACGAGGCGTTGATTGAAGAAACAATGGCACAATACAATGCTTTAAAAGATACAGGCATAAACTTTACGTTTTTAAAACCAGGTATGGATGATCCTTATGCTGCTTCCCCAGCTTTAGGATATAGAGATATTGTTGAAAACAAAAACTTAACAGTGTTTCCTACAGATTTTGGCTACGGTAGTAATCCAAACTTTGATGCTTCTGCAAACCCAATGCTTACAAAGGTTGGCACTATAGGTGATAAAGAAGATGCTGTAGCCAATGACGCATTTAGAGTTGTTCACGATGTATTTGGTCATTTAGGGCCAGGTAACCCACAATTTAGAAGTGCAGGAGAAGAAAGAGCTTTTTTACAGCATAGTAGGATGTATACACCAGAAGCTAGAAGGGCAATGGCTACAGAAACAAGAGGGCAGAACAGTTTAGTAAATTTTGGGCCGTTTGCAGATCAAAATAGGGCAGCTTCAGGTGCAGATACAATTTATGCAGATCAAAAAGTAGGTTTATTACCTGATTGGGCGGTAGATCCAGAAGGTATGCCAGATGGATTAGAGCTTAAAGAATTAGAAGAAATTATAAAAAATTGGAATAAATGATGGCTAGAAGAGGCTTAGATACTATTGGAAGGGTGGCAAAAGGATTATTAGATCTTTTCCATTACTCAGACAAACCTCTTGAAGTTATTGACCCTGACAAATTTTTGACAAACCCAAACATCAGAGGACAGGAAAGAGATTTAAGTTACGGATCTTTGTTGTCTAAGTATGGAGAACAACCAGAAGTTGTTTTAAAAGAATATCCACCACAAAGTTATTTTGGTAATGAAAGTTATCGTCCAGAAATGGGGCTAGGTGATTATATTCATTATACGCAAGAGCCAGCCGAGGGTTTTTATGATATAAATGCAGATATAGATAGGTTTTTCCCAATAGCATTAGAAGAAGTTAAGGACTTAGCTGCAAAATACAAAAAAGAACTCAATCCTGTAGAAATAAACCGTTTAGCTACTAATAGAGCTATGAAATATGCAAAAGATTTTGGGTTTTTGGGATTAAGTAATAGAAAATACCGTCCGAATGTGTATACTCAATTTCAAAAAGTAATACCAATGGACGTGAGCAGGCGAGATGGATCAGTAGGAGATTTGCTCGAATATTTAAAAAAGGCAGGCGAATGACAGAATATGAAATGGATGTAGATGACATTGGTCTAGGTTTTATGTCTGGCTACGAAAAATATGATGTAGAAGTCATTAAAGAATATGAAACCGATACAATGCAAAAGTTTTATCGTGTAAAAGTAAAGGATTACACTGATGGCACTGACAACATTTGACGAATTAAAAGCAAGTATTGCTGATTTTCTTAACAGAGATGATCTTACATCTGTAATACCAGATTTTATTAAACTCGCTGAAACTAAAATAAATAGGGAGTTGCGTCACTGGCGAATGGAGAAACGTGCGACAGCGCAGTTAGATACCCAGTATACAGCTTTGCCGAGTGATTTTTTGCAACCCATTAGGTTTGTTATAACGGCAACAGATGTTTCTGCATTAGAACAAACAAGTGCGCTACAAATTTCTAAGTTAAGGGATGCAAACAACGACGCAGTAGGCAGGCCAACATCATATTGTATATTGGACGGTGCTATAGAAGTTCATCCTACTCCCGATACCACTTACACTTTAGAAATGTTGTATTACGAAACTATTGACCCACTCAATGCTCAAACAGCTTCTAATTGGGTGTTAACAAATTACCCAGACGCTTATTTGTACGGTTCATTAATACACTCAGCGCCATATTTACAAGATGATGCAAGGATGGCTTCTTGGGCGGCATTGTACGAAAAAGCAATCGGTGATATAAATAGCGAAAGTGAAAGATCAAAAACTGGTGGCGCAGGGCGCAGAATTAAAATAAGGAGTTATTAATGGGTAGTATAGCAGACAGAGTGCTTGATAACGGTTTGACGGTTTTAGATACTGAAGCCAACAGATTTGACATTACAAGCCAAGAAGCAACGACCTATGCAGAGGCTACATCAACATATACGCTAGGCAACACAACGAGTATTAGTATAGGTTCACCAGCAGATCGCAGTGGTGGAGGTCGCAAGGTCACTCTTGCGGCAATAAGTGATGCTTCTGTAACAGGCACAGGAACAGCAACACATTTTGCAATAACAGATACATCAAATTCAAGGCTGTTAGTAACAGGTGCGTTAAACGCTTCTCAGTCGGTCAACAGTGGCAACCAGTTTGATATATCTGCGTTAGATATAGGCATACCAGATCCGAGCTAGTAGATGGTAAAAGTAGCAGACAGAGTAAAGGTCACAACGACTACGACAGGTACAGGCACAATTACGCTTGGCTCTGCTGTAACTGGGTTTAGAACTTTTGCAAATGGCGGTATAAGTAATGGTGATAGTGTGCGTTATGTTATCGAGAGTGGTAACGACTACGAGATAGGCACTGGCACATACACGCATTCTGGCACAACTCTAAGCAGAACTTTAACATCTAGCTCTACTGGTTCTTTATTAAATCTTTCTGGTACATCAACGGTATTTATTACACTGGCGGCAGATGACTTTGATGCTCGTGCGGCAGTACCTGTAGCTATGGCGATTGCGTTAGGATAGAATATGGCAAACACGTTTAAAAGAAAACTAAGCAGAAATATAGGAACATCTGCAACGGCTATAGGCAGTTACACAGTGGCGGCTTCTACGCAAACAACTATTATAGGACTTACTTGTTCTAATAATACTGCTACAGCCATAACGGTAGATGTATCGCTAAATGACGGTTCTAATGATCATTTTATGGTTAAGACTGCAACGGTTCCTAGCGGTGGTTCTTTAGTTGTTGTTGGTGGTGACCAAAAGGTTGTGTTAGAGACAGGCGATAGCGTCAAGGTTACATCGAGTGCGGCTAGTAGTTGCGATGCAATTATGTCTATTTTGGAGATTACCTAATGGGTAGGTCTAAAGATTTAGCTACTGGTACATTTACAACTGCTTTAGATGTACAGGGTGCTATTACTTCTGATGGTTTAACTGTTGATACCTCTGATCAGGTAATAATAAATCATAGTGGTGATGCTGGTGGACTTAGAATAGATAGTACAAATAATACAAACACAGGTAGCATAAGGTTTGGAGATGTAGCAGATAACTACATAGGTGCAGTCGAATATAATCACACTTCAGATGCATTATCGTTTTATGCAAATAACGCAACACGCATGACTATAAACAGTTCAGGCCATGTGACAAAACCTAATCAACCGCATTTTTTTGCAAATAGGGGAGGTCTTAACAATGAACAAAGAAACGGAAATGTAAACTATAATGTTATAAGAGATACGGAAAGTGCATGGAATTCTACAAATCATCAATACACTATACCGACAACAGGTGTATATCATTTTGGATTTAATAACATAAGCCATACAGGTATAAGCACATCTCATACGGATATTCGATTACAATATGTTAGAAGTGGAACTACATACTCTATAGCTTATGCATATCAAACAAACGATTCTCTACATGAACAAACAAATCTTTCTATAACTCATTATTTACAAGCAAATGATCTTGTTCAGTTATATAACTATGGAGGTGTTGTTTACGCTGGTGATTATAACACTTTTTCAATTTGTTTAGTAGGATAAACATATGGCATACATAGGACAGACACTAACCGAAGGTACAAGAAGAGCGCACACATTTACAGCTACTGCTGGACAAACCACATTTAATGCTGTATACTCTATTGGAAACGTAGACGTATATCAAAACGGAATACTGTTACAACCTGCTGACTACACAGCTACCACAGGAACTACAGTTGTGTTAGGTGTTGCTGCTGCACTAGACGATGAGATAACTATTATAGCTCATAACATATTTAGCGTGGCAGATGCACCTACACTTTCAGGTGGTGGTACATTTGCAGCTAGTATTAGAGCGCCTATATACGACACGACACAGAATACTATGAAGACCGCTTTGTTTCAAACTAATGAGCAAAGCATGGGTACAGACACAACAATACCTAGCTCACAAAATGCTAGTTGTAATGGACCTCTAACAATAGCGGCTAATGTGACGCTTACAGTTAATGGGAACTTGACAATCATATGAGTACTTTACACGTAGAAAATTTAAAAGGTCTTAGCTCTGGCGGTAACGCCAATAAAGTTATTATACCAACTGGTCAAGCGTTAGAGGTTACGGATAACATACGGTATGATGATATGCCAACTGGCTCCGTTGTGAATAAAGAACTTTACAATTCAGGGTATGGCTCTGGCGCTCGCCTAAATACAAGCTCCACTGGTTGGGCAACGATGCCTAGCACTGGAACAAGTTACAGTGGCGCTAGAAAAAGTGGAAATGAAACTGTAATGGTATTTAACAAGAAGCTGGCTACTTCAAAAATTATTTGCACTCCCATGATGCATGCTTATTTGTCCAATACTGACAGTGGTTGGGGTATGAGAGTTAAACACGCTAGAACATACAGTGCTTCTGCTTCTGATTACGATGATGATTTTATTGCAAATGGGCCTTACAATGGTTGGGGTGCAGGAGGTTATGGAGGATCTAGTATAGCGGCTGTTGATTCTGCCACATATAGCGTTTGCCTCAATGATGGAGTATCTGCTTATAATAATCACACTGGTGATATATTTGTTTACCTTGAAGTAAGATTGTGGAGTTCAAACGATACTGCTTATTTTGGAGATTATAGTAATACTTATTCAAAATATTGGATGATGGTAATCGAAGAGGTTAAGCAATGAGCATTCTAAAGGTAGACACCATCAACGAAAAAACTACTGGCAATGGGGTGCTTATTCCAGGTCATGTTGTTCAGGTTATACAAGGCTCAACTAATACAGAAGTTTCTGGTGACACAACAACTTATACAGATACTACTCTTTCAGCCACAATAACGCCAAAGTCT